GTTTCCACAGTGTCACTGTAAGTTTCTCCGGTTACCACAAAGTCGCCTGCATTGTTCGTGCCATCTGGATTGCCGATAACTACTTGTTTTTCTACATCTGTTATTTCAAACGTATTCCCGTCTAGAGGGCTTCCAGACAAGTCTGTGAATGTAACATATCCGCCTGGTATCAAATACTTCTGTATAGTAGTATCTTCAGATGGGGACATGTTTGCAGTGATCTTAACTTCAGTTTCTACATTCTTTACTATTCCGTTGTTGGTTAAAACATTATTGGCACTGGATGAACCTGATACGATTCTGAATGTGTTGGGAGTTACATCTGATACTTTGAAAGTATCTCCGGCAGCACCATTAACATTTGGCACTGTGAACTGCACAGAGTCGCCGTTGTCATAATTGTGTGCCTTGGAATAAACTTGTACACTGTAACCCGACACATTTGAGTTGCCTTCAAAGTTGTGTTGTCCATAATTGACAAATTGTACATTTGCTCTCGGTATTGTGCTGTCAACGCCTGCTAATGTGGTTACGTTGGCATACAATCGTATGCTGCCGGTGTCCACTGCAGCCACTCTGTACATATTTCCAGTGATGTTTGCAGCAGTCGGATGATCAGATTCTATGCGGATACTGTCATTGACTTGTACACCATCAATCTGCCCTTTAGACAATGAAAATGTAGTTATCCCGTTAAATGGTTGTGTGGTTGTGGATATTTCTGCACGTCTAAGAATACTGTAAGAAGCTGATTCTTGTTCTACATTTGCTGTTGCAGACAGATTAAGCGACCCTACTACGCCGGTGTATGCTGGCTCTACGTGAGAAATCTTTGTGCTTATTTCGGGAACAATACTGGAAATTAATTTTGTTTGCGGAGCAGCATATTGAATATTGGACATCACTATGCCTTGCTCGTTTATTAGTTTCTCCGAAGAGAACACAGCAACGGGAGTGTTAATACTAAGTATTCTAGGAGAGTATACTAGTTCACCATTTTCGTACACCAGAGAGCCTTGATAGTCGTCTATCCTATTCCTACCCTTTAACACAACTACGCCATCAAAGAATTGTGTGTGATCCACATCTACCAATTCTGTTGTATTGCCATCTAAAATACCTGCATCACTGATTAAACTGTAATCTGTGTACAAGAATGCTGTGCCTTCTCCTTCTTTGTACTTGATGTATGCATTACCTTCCAGTTCTTTAATATTGTACACATCAAATTCACCATGCTCGCTTTTTGCAAAATGCACAGTGTCGTTTGTGTCAGGTATCTGCGATGCCAATTTTCCATCAGTTTCAAATAAAGATTCAAAATCGTATATATTCCATGCTTGATGATCAACACTGTACTTGGATATATATCCAGAGTTAGGTAATTTTTTGTACTTTTTGTCAGTTATGCCTGAGTAATCAACAGAAGTTGTTGTAGGCCACAGACCGTTAGTTGACAAATCTCTGGGTCTTGTTACCAGTCGATCAGCATCATCAACGTCTATTAATATGGTTGCATCTTGTTTATTGTCTGGATAAATCTCATATGTGCGTATGGTCTTCAGTCTTGCCGCCAATGCGTCATTTGCAAACACCTTGATGTTGAGTGTACTGCCGGGTAAATCTCCTTGGTATGCGTCCACAAAATCTATGGTCGATCTTTCAACAACTTCTATTGTTGAATCCGCTGGTAATTCCCCGCCAGGCAACGTAGCAATATCCAATAGCTCGATAGTGCTGGTTGATGCTATATGATTGCTTGTTATTGCAAATAAACTGTCCTCCACGCCCGTGAGCTTCGTTCCGTTGATCAACACATCCACATAAGTGTAGTCGCCGTTTTCGATAATCAGGTTATCTTCAGCTATGGCATCAGTGAATATGCCCGTTGGATCAACAGGTGCGAACGTGTATGATATATTTCCTGATGTTAATCGGCCGCCAACGTGCTGGATAGTAGTCCGACTACCGATGTCAAACTCCCATGCATGGTTGCCTAATGCACCAGTTACGTTGCCTTGTAATCCCACATTGTCAACGGTTACTGACACGTCAGTGTAAACAGTGCTGTTTGCTGTTTCCATGGCATAACGTTGCTTGGGTTGATATCGCTTGGGTTTAATTTTGAGTATGTTTTCCAGATCTCCGGATGAATTATCCACAAGACTAAAATCATTTCCCTTAAACGTTATTAAAAATTCTTCCCCACTTTCAGATGCTATTCTGTTATAATCCACTGATATAGTGGAGTTTCCAGAAAAACCTAAGCTGGAGTCTAGTGTGATCTGGGAAATTGTATCGCTGAATGACTGTACCACATCCTCGATAGACGTTGCTGAGGATAGGTCAACTTCAGTATTTGCTTGTGCAACATTTGCAAAATGGTCTGTGATAAACACATTTGATATGCCGGTGACGTTGCCATTGTTGGCAACATAACTAGATGATACTGCCCACGGTAATGTAAATGCCGTAGTAATATTCGCTGTGAGCAGTTCTGCTGCTACAACGGTCACAGCTGGATTTATAGTATATCCGTAGCCTGGATCAGTAACTTCTACATCTGTGATGGTTCCGGCCGCATTTATGTTCACAGTTGCTTTGGCTGTGGTGCCGCCCCCGTATTGGAAACTTCCTGGTATGTCTGCAGGAGGAGGTTCAATTTCCAGTGTGGGTCTACTAAAGAATTTCGTAGTAGGTGCAAGCACTTCTACTGTTTCCACTTGGCTCACAGTGTCTTCTGGATAAGAAATAGATATTAATTGTTTTTCGCTTGTTACTTCGTCGCGGCTTATTTTTAAATCAATTGTTTGATAGTTATCAACATCACCGAAGTCTCCTGCTCTTAATGCCCATTCGTCATATATAGACACATTTCCAGGAATGAATACGTTATCACTGTTGAGCAGTACTTCTAAACTGGTTTTAGTTCCCTTGTTCCTGATCATTCCTGCGTAAAAATCATATTGATCATCGAAGGTCATCTCGAATTCACGTAAATACTTTCTTTCGTCATAGCCGTATTGTCTACGAGACAATTCGTACAGTGGTTTATTAACAGGAACATACCCAATTTCATTGTAACGCCCCATATCGCTGGCAAGGGTATCAAAGTTTGCTAACAGATTATCTTCGTTAATGATATAACCAGAGGAAGACAACGTGCCGTTCCAGTCCCTTGTTCGCTTGCCTCTTATTTTTAAACGCTCTTGTCGTTGCCCGAAAACGTCGTCATACACAGTATCGCCAAAGGTTGTTTTATTAGACACTAATAATACGTGCTCGATTTCGTCAGTGTATAGTATTATTCCAAATATCTGCTTGTTATCTAATGCAGCTATTTCGATGCCTTCGTTTGTACGTATGATTTCGCACTCTTCTGCACGTATCAGTTTACCCTCTTCGTCCACAATGCTGTACTGTCCTTGATCAACATCGGATATTTTACTGATTCTTCCTGCTGATACACTAAAGAACACTCGTCCAGCTAATGGGCTTAGGCGCAGAGTATTTCCTGATGACCACTTGCCAGCAGACCAGAATAAAAATTGCTTTGCGGAATAAGTCCAATCATTTAAATCATTGATTTCTGAGTTGAATTCTCCGAAACTGTATCCCATGGCTTTCTGTCTACGACCTAAGCTGATAAGAAAATCGTATAACTCGTTTTCTGTTTGGAATTCAGTGTCATACTCAACTTGCAGTATGCGTCCAGTTCCACGTAAATACAGTGTTGCCTCCGCACCACCGGTAGTGGGCAAACTCGAAAGTCTTTGCCAAACTGTTTTGTCAGTGACTGAACTACCTCTGGGAGCGGATGATATTGCTCTGTAGAAATTGTAACCAGATTTAACTATCGATGATGCTGGGTACGATTTATCTGCGTCATAGTTAGAAAAATCTGCTGGTGTTCCAGCAATACTGACCTCTTGTCTAGGACCGGCGGTATCGCTCTCTTCGATCTCAAAGAATCGCTTTATGTTGTTAAAACCTGCAACCTTATATGTGTTACGATCAGTAAGTGTGATGTTTACACCAGTATAATCATTTGTAGTAGAGTAAGGTCCATGATGTATACTGATCTCCGTGTCTTCTTGGGGCAGTATCAAGCTAGAACTATTACCGGTAGTGCTGTAATTATCGCTGTACACCGTGAGTGTATCTTTGTCGACGAATCCTGCAAACTTATGTCCCAGTTTACTGTTGATCGATCTAAATGCTGGTACAAAATCTTTTGGTGTAGATAAACCCCTAAACTTCAGGTAACAATCAATAAATTGTGTATATCCTGTTGCGGTGATCAGATCACCGGATTCATGTTTGTTTCCATGTATATCAGTGGATTGTATCTTAAATCGCCTGTTAGTGCTTTTGTCGATGATCTGCTTGGCATTAGCCCCCGCAATTGTGATATTTTGTGGCTTGCTGAATATGGATGCAAACTTACCTGGCTTGGATAATAATAGTGCTTGGGTGACTGCAAAAGGCCATGCAGACGTCATTTTCCAAGAGTGCTCAACTGGTGCACCATCGCCGAATCTCCAACCGTTGTCTAAATTATCCGCATTTGTTTTTTCCACAGAAATCTGTTTCTGGCTGATCACTCTGTAAGTAGGAACGTCCACAATATTTGTAGTTGCTTGCCCACTAGCATTATTGGCTAATTCCAGCGGTGCTTGTGCAAACTTGGGTCCCACTGTGTAAGGATATGCAGGTTTATTATCACTGTCTAATGTTGCAACATAATAATATGTGCCGTTTGGGAATTCAGGTGTAACACCGTAGCGTCCGTTGAATTGGTCAAGATCTCCTTCGCCTTCGACAAACTCAAAGTCTTGAATAAATTCACCAGTGTATGCTCCGCCAACATCACTGTCTCGTACACCTGTGCGCAACACATAACTGCTTGTTAATCTTCTAATGGCACTTGCATTGTTCAATCTATCGTGGTAGCCGTACGGTCCGTATATCGGTAATCCGTCAAAAGCCCAGCCGACGATGGGCGAGTGTGCGCTGTTATTCCACTCTGTTAAATTTACAGCCGCCGGATTTGGTTGTGTATAGCCGTATGTATTATTGTTGTCTGGCGCACCACCAAAAGAATCTCGCCCATCTCTGTTAGCAAATCCTGCATTATAGTGTAGGCCACTGTCCAAGCTGTGACTTACTCCTGTGTTTACACTGGTGATTAACACACCATTTACTGCAACCCCAATTCCGCTGTTGCCGATAGATTCTGCTGTTGAGAAATGCTCTGCTCTAGCTGTGGCATTGCCCAACTGAGTTGTTATTCCTGTGTAAACAGGTATAGTGTAAGACCTTATTCGATATTCAATTTTGTTACTGTTATCACTGTTGGGAAAGTCTCCTACAGGATGATTCACAAAACCCTCTGTGACTATGTCGATGCCCGTCGACGTTCCAATGAATTCACTGACGTTCAATCCATTTACATCAGATCTTATTGAATTTCCTATTGTTGCTGTTCCAGTGATGGTGTTATTCCACTCGACGCTTTTGGCTGTATTATCCGTTGACAATATATAATATGGTGAAAGTAACATACCTGCTTCGTCTATGGGATAATAATCAGATAGCCCAGGTCTGCTGTATGCATTGTCGTTTTCTAGGTAACGATTGTTTGTGAGATTTTCGCGAATCCCATGTCGTATAATGCCTTGTTCCAAATCTTGCCACAGCAATGTGTTAGTCAGCCCATAATCAGTGCCGTATTGCGTCTCCCACCAAGTGGGCTGTTTAGTGAAGCCCAGCATTTCCCATGGGGCAGTGTTTGGCGTTTGCGTATCATACAAAAACTCAAACAATCCTCTCCAGTGGCCTGGCGTCTCGTTTCCTGGATTATAGTTCCAAGTCCACTCGTTGTCTGCACTGTAAAAATCGTTAGCAAAATAATCCAAGTTATTTGTAGACACAAACTTGTTAAAACTGTGTCGTAACAGGTTGTACACACGCTCTCGTTTGCGTCCAGTTTGCCTAAAAAATCCGTCTGACAAATTCTTAAAGTTTAATTGTAGTTCACTGTCGTTGTCCCTGTATGTTTGCATGATATTGTTATAAACACGTATCTCAAATTCCAACAAAATATGGTCATGCACATCATTTTTAAGCAGAGTTCTACTGCCATCGTGTCCCACAACAAATTCTAGTGTGTCTTGAAATGTTGTGTCGGTAATTACATGTGGCTTGTACACCGGATACATTCCGAGAATACTTGGCGTAGGCGGTATGTTCACAGTGTCTCTAACATTATCGTAGACATCAAATGTCAGTGTATTACCCAAAGTCAGTGTGTATTGATCTGTGAATGTAACTGTGATCACCGAATTGTCTCTGCTGATGGAGTAATCTGTGTCCGCAACCAGCAATTTATTTTTGCCAGCAGTGTCTTGATCATACACATAAACAGTATTTTCAATTTTTGAAATATCAACATAGTTGCTTAAAATATATTCTTTTCTCAGAACGTTGTTCACTATTACAGTTTCTCTGAGTTTTTTATCTCCGTGTGCAAGAACATATGTGTCAGAAAATACATTCTTACCTTGATTATATGTGGATGTGCTGTCTAACACAAACTCCAAGCATTCTCCGTAAGATAGGTCTGAAATATCATTTTCGTTTATAAATCTTTCTATCTCTCCGTTCAGCCTATTTTTAAATTTTACATATTCATCAGCGGAAAACTCTATAGCATCTTTTAAATTAAAGTTGTCGTTACTGAATAAAAATGCAGATGTTGCCAATTCTTCGTCTGTTTGCACAATCTTTTGTGCCCAATATGGATCTATCTTTAAGTCGGTTATATTACTTGTACTAAATGCATCACCAGAAAACTCTTCCTGATCTTTGATCAAATTATAAAAGTGTTCAGTGTATTGAGGTGAGGCAATTGTCAGCACATCGCTGTTTTTAAGATTACTATTCCAACTCAACGGTATTTCGTATAGTCCGTGTAAGTCGCTATCCTGCAAAACACCAGTGGATGTTTCTGTGCGGATATCAATTATATCTCCCTTATTGAACTGATGATCTACTATAACAACAGAATTTGTGGACTGTTCGTAAGAAAAGTTCCGCGATCGTGTTCCGTTTACATACAATCTGATGCTGTTTTCGCTGTTCTCTGGTTTTGTTGAGAGAGGAATAAACACTCTTACACTCTCAGAATCTGCTTCGCTGATGATTCGACGGTCTTCTACTCTGAGTCTGTTCGGCTTAGTTTGTTGTCTCCACATCGTGTCATACAGTGTATTGCCGTTGCTGTCAACTTTTTTGTAATATTTGTATCCACTTACATACTTTGTATCGCTAGACCCGAAGGGCGTGTACCCAATAGTGTCCTTGTCTAAAAAGTTAGTGTAAGAAATTTCACTGAAATTATTGAAATTTTCGTATTGTAACGGAAAACCTAATACTGGGTCAGCGACACTGTTGTTTCCCACCGTGGTATAGTTAAATATTTTGTTTCCTTTACAATTTGTGCCAGGATACACAATTTCGTCTGATAAACTGATCTTGTTCTGATCATAGACCGTGAACAGTATGGGCGTATTAACACGATCTTTGCCCTGTCCTTCTACCCAGGATGCTGATTCAATATTCCAAAAATATTCAATGCCTTGCTTCTTAGCACCAAATTTCACACTGATGATATCGCCTTGCATGGGTGTATACGGTACAAAATCCAACTCTCCTTCCAGCAGTATCGACTTCTTACGAGGATCGGAGATTCGTTTTAGTATTACACGCTCACTAAACTGCAATTCTGTACCAGATATTGCTGTAATATTTCCGCTCAAAGTGACTGTGGAAGAATCTACATTAACAACAGCAACGCCTGAAATATTCTGAGATTGGTCCGAACTTGTGACTTTCGCCCCCACATAAATATCTGGATTTTGAGTTACAAGCTCGATTGTGTTGGAATCTGTAACATCCTGTGCTAATGTTGCTGTTGTGTTTTCTACAATTTCGTAAATGTAAGGAGCAACATCAGCACCAGCATTAGGAAATATAAGCCGTGATCCCACAGACAGTGAAACACTGTCTACTGAAGCTCCATTAGGTCTGCCCAGTACTTCATTTATTGTAACATCGTATGCTGCAATTTCCACTGAGGTAACACCGGTACTGCCAAAATTGTACAATTCGATATCACGATCAAATTCTATAATGGGACGCATTGCTCTGTTTTCTTTTTGTGGAAGCAAATCTCCTGCATCTATAAAATTCTGTTTGTGGTGCCAAAAGTTAATTCTGCTCCAAACGTTGTTGTCTTTTGCGCCTCGTTGCATCAAGATATAGTCAGGTACTGTTTGTGTGTTGCCGCTGTCGAACGGATCAACATCGAACGCTCCTTCGCCGCCCACAGTGTAAACCAGTTGTGTTCCAGCTGGAGCAACATAGTCGGCCCACATCGGTCCGCCTGTGTCGGCGTCAACCTGTTGCAAATCTGAGAATTCAAACAACTGTCCGTTATCTGCATAATACACATAGTCGGATACTCCTGAAAGTCCTCCGCTCAAGAAACGTGTATCAGCTGGATCTGTCGTTGTTAAAATTAACTCGTCGGTTTCATCAATAATGGTTTGATCAAACGGGATAAAATCTTCAGTGCTAAATGTTGTAGCATAGTTCTGTTCTTTGTTATGTAATATAATACTGTCGCCCACACCCTCAACAACATATCGCATATCTGTTTGGGGTATAACATAGTCCCCAGAAAAAGTTACCACCATCCCGTTTTTGAATGTTATGCCGTTTGGCGATGTGTATGTACTTTTACCGATAATATCTCTATCAATATTAATACTGTCTTCAGCAGTACCGGATATTATAATAGCAGTGGGACCTTCTGGACTCCAAAAATATTCCTGATAATTAATAAACTTATCAATTGAAATTGGTGGAAGAAAAGAATAAAATGTAGAATCAAACAGCGAGTTTTGATTTGTTGTGTCTACTCCGTAACTCTTCAATATGTTTACAAAGTCACTCCAAAACACTCGGTTTGTAGATTTTCCTGTCACAGGTTCCAGTGTGTTCACAACTGGTTCTAATGAAAACTTCTCTCTTTCAACATTTGGCTGTACAACATATGTATCGCTGGAATCGTATAAATTTGCGTCCTTGCTGCCTATGTAGCCAGACACAGAATCTATTTCTGACTTCGAAAATAGTTGCTCAACTGTTGTTTCGAAGAAATTCTTTATTACAGGAGTTTGGTGTACTCCAGGTAATTTAGTATACTTTTTATCAGCCATTAATACGATCCACCGTTCGAGTTATTTGTATTTGCACTAGTGGGTATAGTGTTGTTTGTGACATTTGTAGATGTTGTTGAGTTATTTACACTGTCTGTGATTTCAACGACATAGTTTCCGTGGAAGTTTGTTACACCGTCAGGCATATAGAATGTTTTCCCAAAAAATTCGTGTACGTGGTATGTTCCGTTGCCATTAAATTCTGCCGCTGCTGTTGTTGAGTACAGCGGATAATATCCGTTAATCGCATAAGGACCTGTGTCTTCCGTGGGATTTTCATATGTAGAAAAACTGCCTTCTGCTTGGGGACTCTTTAAGTTTGTTTTTGTGATCTTGTCGACAATTAATATATCGTCAACAGATGCGGTGCTTAAAAATAATTCATCTGGGTCCGATTTGACTTGAAATAAATCACCGAACACACTGCCTGCTTTTCTGGGAACTATCACAATACTGCCGATAGCATTGCCCACTTGCTGGTGTATATAACTACTTAACTCTGTGAAATAGAATGTGTCACCAAAATCCCAATTTCCTATATCAAAATATCTGTTAACAGATTCGATAACTCTGGATTTTATTTCGTTATCGCTCAACGTTGATCCAGGTAATCTCACAACTTTGAATGTTGCTTGTAGTTCACTTGGTGCGTCTGTGCCAAACAGTAATTTGAATCGGCCACTTCTAAAAATTAACTGATCACTAGCGGCTTTGATATCTTCAAGATTTTTAAATTCCGTTGCCAATTGTGTAGTGGTAGGCTCTATGGGCCATGGCGTTCCTGGTACATTTAAATATGTCAACACATCATTATAATAATTTTCAGTTAACACAAAAAGTTCCTGTACATTACTTATACTGGGGTCTATCCGAACACTGTTATCAACATTGTGTTTCCATTTGAAATATACATCTTCTAAATTATTGTTTGACATATTTTGTGTAAAACTTTTACCTATTCTAGCAGAATGCATGGAACTTTCATAGTGCTTGACTATGTTTAAGTTGGTGCTGCTGTAAGACATCATATAAACTTTGTTAGATTCTACTGAATACACTTTCTTGTTGTGGAATCGACCTATTTGATTATCAAACTGTGTAAGCACATTATCGTCCTTGACTAAGAAAAATTCGTATTGGTCAGTGTCGTACACAGTGCCTTCGTCGTTTGTCGCATCTCCAGTAGAATTGCCTGCGATTTTGGTTTTAAGCGAATTAAAATTCACGCCAGGCTCTCGTCTGAGATCAAGTATGTTGCTTTTTACAGGACGGGTAATGGTATAACCATCAAATGTTGTGATATCTTCGAACAACACAATGTCATTAGGACCAACAAAGTCTGTGAATTGAATAGGATTATCCGGGCTGTCGTCGCCTGTGCTGTTAAATGGTGTTACCTGTATTTTTCTAGGATCAGTGTATCCGTCGTCGTACCTAAAGTTGCCCACAGCACTCCATATAATTGGCGCATCCAACTTTTCTTTGTTGCTGGTATATGTGATCACAAATGTATCTTTACTTGGTATGCCGCTGCTGTCCACTGCAAAGTGTCTGTTATTTCTGAAGTCATTAACATTGATAATTCCGGTTTGTGCTGATACATTCACATTTGACAGTGTGATGTGGCCGTTTGCTTCACCGTTAGCGCCAGCATAAAAGACGTTGCCCTGAAATTTATATTCAATGTCACCTGTGTTGTTTAGTATATTCACGCCAAATGTGGTGTTTGTGAATTCTATATTTAGATTTTTGGGGATGCTGTGCACAACACCAGTATTATTTGCAATAATAACATTTGTATTACTATTAAGTTCGCTGGTATCGTAATCTGTGCCCAATGATATAGTTGCATTTTGCACAAAGGTATTGCTAGCACTAGAGCCATCGCCAAATAAACCAAAGTTACTGCGATAGTCCACAAGTACATTTTCAAAGGTTGTTGATCTGGTTTTCAAAGGTATGCTGTCAAATGCCTGGCCCACGTCCACACTGTACCAGGAATCACCTTCCCCATTACCAGAAGTGTCTGTCCACTCAAATGTTTCTGTAGAAGAATCTTTTGTGTTTAATGTGGACAACTCGATGGTATCATACTTTGCCAAGCCAGTAAAGCTGTCAATAACTCTATTTTGATTTACATTATAAAATCTAACTTTTTCATAGCTTTCAAATATATATCTGATACCCCGTATTTCTGTTTCGTATCTGTAAGACAGGTTGTCAACTGGTACATATGAAAATTTCATTAACCAAGTTTTGTCTCGGTTATTGCCCGACTTATCCTCGGCTGTGCCAGCATCAAACACACTGTCTTGACTTAAATCATTGTTTCTGATCACATAAAAATAATTTCTGCTGGGGTTATAGCCAATACCGAAACTTTCCTTAGCATTTAATCGCTGACTGATTGCAGTAGCTTCAGCTTCATAGAATAATTTTCTAAGTGTAGATATAATCTCTACCCCTTTCCATCCCGCTTTCACTGACTCACTCAAAGTAAACGGTCCTGTAATATTAGAACTTTTGCTCACACGCCTGCCGTTATCTCTGATGCTGACTATCTTTACCCACTTGTAATTTGTTACATCGTTAGGATCTACAAACTTGACTAAGTTTCCTGGCTGAATTATCTTCAACGCATCATTGGTGTTGTTTAGGTCTGCGATCGTGCCTGACTGTGTCACTGTCTCGGTCATATAACCAGTTGTACTACTCACAGTCTTGGGCAGGGTTTGCCAAGTGATGCCAAGCAAGGCCAGATTAAATTTGTTAGGCTGTTTTGCTAACCAATCAGTTCTAAAGGACGAGTAAACAAAATCGTTCAATTCCAGTGTTTTTAAAAAATTAGGAAAAATCTTTTCTATTTGTTCCTCGGCAGTATTGTTTTTGTCTATGACAAAATCGTTGCTGATGGTTACATCTTCTTTGTACAATAGGCCATCGTCTGCAACAACAGATGTTGTTTGGAAAGTAGATGTAGGATCAGTGATATCAATGAATCTACTGTGTCCAGCATGTGTTTTATTTGTTACTTTTATTTTAGCAATGTTAACATTTTTTGCTTGTGGTAGTACCTGATAATCCTGTGCAGATACCATTCTGTCTTGTGCGTAAAACGCTTGTGGTGCACGTTCTTTTATCCCAGCAACAGTTTCCTTTGGCAAGCTGTTGTTTACAGAAGTTTGCATTCGCATAGTAACTGAAATAACATAATTTTCGCCACGCTCGTTTACATAAGGAATATTTGTAGTCACATTGCCAATATCGTCTGGATTGATAGTGAATCTTTCACTGTCACTGGTTCTATAATAAAATCTAAAATTACCAACTGGAACACTTGCAAAATTACCGTCTGCAAATTGCAATCTCACGCCGGATGGGCCCAAGTTTTGTACAGCATATAGTAATGAAGTGTCTTTGGCTAAGGTGTTAAACTGTAGTGTTTGCCCCACAGTGTTAGGTATACGCTGCCATTTTGCATTAGGCAATCCAGTAACTTCACTCAGTTGCTGGAAGTATACATCAGTCTCATTTATATCTTCTATTGTGACGTCTTCGAATCGATTCTCCACAGGTACTTCGTAAATAAAGTCTTGGTGTTGCAACTGACCTTGCTTAAACATAAAAAAGAAGCCGTTATTTTTACTGGAAAGTCCTAATCCATCATTGCGATGTATCACGCCAAAGTCGTTTGTTGGATCCGGGTGTTTTTCGTAAAATTTGTCATTGTCTTCGAAATCTGCATTCACAATTTCAAAATCTCGATTTATTCCGTTTATGCTGGATTTGAATTTAAATGCTATGGGTGCACTAACTGGCGTACTTATTTGGTATAGATCGGTCACGATGTTGTCCAGTGTTCCAGTTTTAACTGGTTTACTGAAACGATTTACATTGCCAAATGCGCTGTTCATGATTGTTATAAACTGTTCATATGCATCTGGATTGTTTGCATCATTCCAAGTTACAGTCTTGTTGCCTATGTTCCTATTTGCGCTGTCGACTAACGGCTCATTAGTACTAACACTAGTGACTTTCAGTAAGCCGCTGGCACCGATATTTCTTTTTGGGTTATAGCCTAATTGTCTGGCTAATTTGTATACACTGTCCTGGCGTTCAGCAGTTTCAAGGAAATTTTCTCTTGTGTTCACATCCATACGGAAGGCAATGCTTTGCCCCATGTACGCTAACAGCTCTATGATTGCAATAAATTCAGAACTTTCTATGTAGTCATTGAAATTTTCTGGAAAATTGGTCTTGATATAGTTTACCATAGCTGTACGGATAGTGTCGAAATCGTACGCCTGTAGATTAACCTGACTGTATGCCTTGTATGCTACGTCCCAATCTTCTGCTGCAAATAAATTATTTTGTCTGCTGTTAACTGCCATCTTAAACCTCTAGATCTTCCTGATAGTACTCTACAAACAAACTGTCCTCATCTAAAAAAGGTAAGATAGTGAGTTGTACGTCAGCACGTATTGTGTGCTCTAGTACTGTTATAAATATGTCTCCCACTGATACTCTGGAATCTTTGGAAACCACACGCTTTATTTCTTCTTCGACTTCTGCAACAACGTACTCGTCTAGTGGGTCCATGATCATATCGTGGATCGTTGTACCGTAACTTGGCCTCATGACACGCTCGCCCTTACGTGTGAGTAACTCGTTGAGGATGTCTGTTTTCACAAGATCAGCATCTGTCTTTGTGTACGGTGCCCGAACCTTGTCTCTGGTACTAAACCCAGTATAAACTCTAGCTTGTCTCATATCAGTATTTATCCATGTTAGTTAAAACATGTTTTAATACACCCAATAAAACAGCCAAAAAAAGACTTGACTTTGGGTCTATGTTCATACATAATAGTACAGTGTAGACAATATATTTTTTCATTCACTAACACAAGGTTAAGCAATAATGAAACATGTTTTACAACGATTTGACTCGATTGTCGCAAAGATGCACAAAGTTAATGCACAAATCGCTGAGAACAACACAGAGATTCGAGGCTTCGGACCTCGATTCATGAAGATGGTTCACCAGTCAGGTAAGCGTATAGAATCTATTGGCATATACGATTACCATACTAAAAAGTATGTTCTTTTTGATATGGTAAACATGGTAGGCACCAAGAATCTGCCAAAAGAACTAAAGCAAATGGACTCCATGCTCAATGTAAGTGCATAATGCACAACATAGTATTCGTTCACGGTAGCGGTCAAAGCCCAATAAGCTGGAGCTACTACGATGTTTTTCTTCCAGAGCACAATGCTTTGCACATAAGTTATGATGTGCGTGACGACATTTACTTGGTGAGAAACA